GCAGACTGGTCATAGCGTATCTTTTTTAGATTAGCTTCAGAATAAGGAGCGGGCAAGGTCATAACCCCGGAAGACTCTATGGCAACAGAATCAACCAGCATCTGCCTTTTTTCGCGGCTTGCAAACTCAATAAAAAAATTGCCTGTGGGCGTGAAAGTTAATGAGTGTGTACCTTCACCCAGATAAGTTTCAGATATATAATCGTCATTGCCCGTGGTTGTGCCGACCCTTAGCCTCACGTTCCCGCGATTGATTATAATTCTTAGGGCGTGTTCTGAACCCTGGTCGCCAACGGCAACGGTTACTTGTTGGTGACGCTTGGCAAAGGCGGTTCCGCTACCAACCAGTTCCATATAACCGCCGGTATACCACTGAGATGTCGCACCGGAATCATCGTTATCCGTCCAGCTACTCAGATCAGAATCAAACGTCCCATTGGTTATAGCAGTAGAGACAGAAACCCTTGTTACCAAAGCATCACTGACCCATACCCGCATTAATGAATCGGTAAATTCAATGATCGCGGTATCGCTCGTCGAAAAGATGAAAGGGATGTTATAAGCTTTATTATTGCTGGCTGTTGAATTGAGATACTGCCATCCCACTCTGAGCATCATTGAACCTAAAACACGGGGCATCCAGTTGGTGAATGTCTCTGCCGATATCCTCAGCCTTTCAATATCAAGCCGGGCAAGGGCTAATGCAGAGATAAGCCCCCTGTTAAAGGCGTGCAATCCAGGTACAGAGCGTCCCATCAGCCGATCAAACTTGAACGACTACCGCGATCCCTTCTTGAACTACCCCTGCGCCTTGCCATGTTCCAGCCCCCTTCAGGCGGGAACTTGGTAGGTTCTGCCATGGCATCGACGGACTTGGCCTCACTCAGGTACTTGTCTTCCAGCTTGATCACCGACATTTGCTTGTCATCGTCTGAAGTCAGTTTAAGGATGATCAGGCCCGCCAGGCGCGAAGCAACGTACCTGGCAAACCTGTTCGTCCACAGACTTAGATCACCTCCATACCCGGAGTCATTGGAAACGTAGCGTACATATATCTCGTCAATGTCTGCATACCAGTATCCCGCTTCATCGACGTACTGAAGTAAAGGCTGATCGAAGTATTCATCAGAGCAAAGCGCAGAAGTCACCACCCAGTCAGAAGGCTTTTCAAATGCCCTTCTCAGCCCGAAATCAGGTGAGATTGAAGTATCGTAATCAATCTTGACGGTACGCATGGCAAACTTCCACTGCCCTGCTTCAAGACATTCATCCTCGATATTTTCATCCCACGCATCATCCAGAAGCCTTCGGGGTTCACGGTCTTCGGTTAAAGATGCAAGCCGTCGCTCTCCACACATTCTCAGTGCGGCGTTATAAAGCTTGAGCTTGCTGGTAGCCATCAGGCCATAGCCTTCATGTGGTTTCTGGCCCAGTCTTCTGCATCATTCTTGAGCATCCCTTCCTGTAGAATGTCTTCACCACGCAGAACACACCATTTCTTGTGCGGTCCTTTGAAGGCAATATCCAGCACCAGTGCCGGTTTCTCAGTCTGTGAAAGTGACACGTCAGAAGACGTTAGCTGATGAAAGCTTAGTTCATACAGCTTTGCCCATGTTCGGGATGAATCCAGAACAAGGTATTCACCGTAAAAAGTCCCGTCATCACAGCGAACTTCAATACGGTTGTAAGGTGAAAGGTTGACAGCGGCTAACGACCAGAAAGAAGGCTCAAGTAAATCCTCCCTCGTCACGCCCTGCTCGACTGTAGCCACCCACTGAATGCGCTCAAACTCTGCGCTCTTCAGCCGGTTTGATATGATCTTTGGTATCTTTTCCATGTTATCTCCTCAAATAAAAGGGGAGAGGTTTCCCCCTCCCCCCTGGTTTTAGGCGTGAGTTGAAGTCACAGCCGCGCCCGTGGAAACACCGCAACCAGCAGTCGAGGCAGTTACAATCGTGCCAAGCATGGTGGTAACAGATGAACCAGCAGACGTGAAGCTGTTAGAAATCAAAATGTCGCCAGCCCTCATGCCCAGATACCAACCATCCGTGAAGAAGGTTGTAGCGTAAAGCTGAGTAGAGGTGTTTGTGCTCGAATAAAACCAAAGACTACCACCTTGAGATCCCTGACCGGGATTCGCAGTAGACAGCCCGGTAGTACCCGGAACTCCTTGAAACCGACCAACAAGCAAGCGAGGCGGATTTGCTACGCTTGATGCGGCGGTTGATCCTGAATAAGCCATGATAATCTCCTAGGCGTAAGCCGCGCCGGTTGCTGTGATATTGATAATGCCAGCATTTTGCAAAACTACTGACCCCATATCCATGGAACAACGTGCCCATGAATAATCCTGCTCTTCGTCATAACCAACAGGTGATTCCATACCGTCTACGTTCGCGGCATGGCCAATGGCTGACTTGTGAAACAGGAAGCTCTTTTCTGAGGCTGTACCCTTACCCGGAAGGTTAGGATGCTCAATAACCAGAGCATTGCGCCACCGATAGGCCATCGGCTTATCACGCCAGGACGGGTCCTGACCAGCATAAGGCCGCATATCAATGTAATCAGCCGAAGAAAACTCGTCAGCCTGTTCCAGGTAAGCCAGGAAGGAAGGTTGACACAACAGCGTGATGTTTGAATCCCACGGTACTGAGGCGTTGGACAGCTTGACCCTTGCGCTTTGGAACAGGGAAACGCTCGGGATGGTGGTAGAACTACCGTCCGTAATCGTACCCGTATTCAGCGAAGTGATGATCTGATCGTCAATCTTACGATTGATAACCGCCATCGTGGTCTGCTGCATGATTTCACGCTGACTGCCCTGTGAGGCAAAGACATTGAATCCTGTCTTGCGAACAAGATCGTGCCATTCCTGCAAGGTAGCAGTGTTCTGCGTGAGGTTATCGGCGCGAGCCGGGATAAGGCCGTTGACTCCGCGAGTCTGCGCTATTGCCGACCCCGAATCTGCGACCAGGAATACTGCCTGGTTACCCTTGATTACCGCTTCGGTCGTTACAGTCTCTCGCAGCAAACTCTGATGCTGCTCGAAGCCCGCAATGAACTCCTGGCGGTATTGGGTTTGAAACGCTGTATCAGCCATTTCTAATCTCCTAAAGTTAAAGTTCAGTGTGAACCATCACATCAGGGTGACCATTGTGTTGTTTGTCAGGGTGACCTTGCGGCGCTGACTTCAAACCCTTTGGCGCTGTGTTTCTGGTAAAAATTACAATGGCGCGCTTTGCGGGTAACCATTGTTAGTGTCTAAATACCAGACATCCTTGTCTGTGTACAACGCAAATCTATGCGGATTTCTTCTGTTTGTCCCTGAATCCGAGCAACTCACGATACCGGGCCTGCATCTTGTCATCCTTGTTGTAAGCTTTTCGGTCCTCTCTCATGGTTCGCTCAATCTTTGAAATCTCGTCCTCAACCGCTGAGGCGATATTTTCCGTGCCTGCCGGGACAATCGTTGTAACAGGATTGATCTGACGCGCTGTATTGGCAAAGAACTCCAGTATCTCAGGGTCAGAACCCATCGGCGTACCATCAGGACCACGACCGCCTAATATCTTGTCTTTGACAGATTCAGCACCCGTGCCAAGCCATCCGTGTATCATATTCATGTTACGGCGGAAGTCCTCACCCCAATCACCTCTCAGCTTATCCTGAGCCTCCTGGGCGACGTTCTGGTCAAGTTCCTCTCGCGCTTCTTTCTGCTTGCTCAGATTATCGTAGTACCATTCCAGATTCTCCTTAACCTGTTCAGGCGTATAGTTCTTTTCATGGGCAACGATGCGCTCTTGCCGCGCGACATGAAACCACAACAGGTTGTGTCAAGCTCTCTTGCTAATGACAGTCAAGCATTGCCTGTTTCTGTAAGTGTAGATGTTCCAATGAGTAGTGGAATATGACGTATTTAACAGAAGATAGATTATCAGACATTTGTGGACAACTTGTGCAATGCCTCACCTAGCCTCTATCACAGAACGTCTACGCCCCGCATTGGCTTACTGTCGTCGGAGA